AAGATCCAAAAGACGCAACAGAAATTAAGTATGATGTTTTGTTTTCTGAATACATAAAAGACTGTAAGGCAAGAGATGTAAAAGAAACTACAACAAAACAATATCAATCTTTATATCAAAATTATGTAAAAAAGTATCTTGGACCTATCTATGTAAATGAATTAACAAGAAAAGATATTAAAAATGTTTTTGCATTTATTTCTAAAAAAAGTAAATCACAAGCAAATAAATTTCTTAAATTTATAGTAGCTAGTTTAAATTTTGCTATTGATGAAGAATGTTATGGTATAGAAAATAATATAGCCAGAAGTATAAAAGGTAATCCAGAAAAGAAAATTACTACTAGCTATACCGAAAAAGAAAAACTAAAAGTATTTAAAAAACTTAATGAATTAGAAAACTTTGAGCCAGGAAAGATTAGGTCTATATCTTTTATATGGTTGCTCATACTAACAGGAGCTAGAAAAAGCGAGATAGCAAACGCACAAAGGTCTTGGATAAAAGAAAATAAAATTGTAATACCTTTTGACCAGTACAAGACAGGTAAAAAAACCGGCAAGGATAGAATTATTTATTTGTCAGATAATGCTATGAAAATAGTAAATAAAATTATAGAAGTCTATCCTAACGAAAAAACTATAACTGGCATAAAATCTCCGGAAAAAACTTGGGATAGAATTAGAAAAGAATGTGATTGTCCACATTTAAGATTGCATGATTTAAGACACTCATTCGCTACATATTGTTTGTCAGCAGGTTTAGGACATAGGCAAGTAGGAAACTTGTTAGGGCATCAAAGTTTATCTTCTATGCAAAGATACGGAGAAATTAGACAGGAAGTTTCTAAAAATAATGTAGAGTTAGCTAACAAGTTGATCTTGCTTAATTAAATCTAAAGTGTATTTTAAAGTTTCTTTTGAGTCTGCGTTTTTAACTTGATTGTCATTAAAAGTTATTCTGGTTTTTTTTAAGAAAGGTACAAAGATTATATTTTTGTAAGGAAGACAAACTAAAGCGTAAAGATCTATATTGTGTGTACCTTTTGTACCATACCTTCTTGCTTTAGTGTTAGCTCCCCTTCTAATATCCCAACACCAACCGGTCCTATAATGTCTGCCAGTATGTTTAGATATGTATTTCTTTTTTTTGGTTACAGTTTTTACTTGGCATTTATACAAAATATTTTTGTATTCAAAAACTATATCTGCATGAGATCCATGCGGCATAGTTACTAAGTCTGAGCCAATTTGATACAAGAAGGAAGCCGTTAAATGTTCTCCGCATTTACCAATCCTTTCTGTAAGGCAAGACATTACTGTAAATCTTTTATTTTATCTTCGTGTTTTTTGGCCCAAACAGGATCGTAAATTGGACTGTTCTTATCTTTAATAAGTGCATTTAAGGTTGTTTCTCTAGCGAATGTTCTTATTTGACTCATTAGTTTAGTAAGTGCATCTCTCCTAATTCTTGGCGGAACATCATCATTAAATCTTGATGTTAAATTTTCAAAAAGTTCTCTAGCTGTTCTTCCGTTTATATTTTCTAATTTTGAAAGCATATACTCGTATTGTTTTTCATTTAACTCTACGCCGTCTATGTTTCTTTTCATTTGTCCAGGATAATAATTTGCATTATTAAATTCTGCTAACATAGGATCTGGCGGCGTACTGTCAATAGTAATTGGAGTAAAAACTTGACCGCCTTGTTTTCTTCTTAATTTTGGCTCTCCAAATATATTTCTTTTTTTAGGTAAATATTCATTACTAAAGAAAGGCAAATCATCTTTTATTTTATCCATAGCATCTCTAGCATCTCTAATGAAAGGATCTTGATAATCATTTATATTTCTAAGCATGGTAGGTACAAAAGAAGCCGCAAAATTATTGATGTATGCTTCCATTGAAGAAGCGTTGTCTGTTTCTAAAGCATTAACAAAATCAGTTATACCTCTAAAAAAAGTTTTATCTGTTAAGTTTCTTTGCAATGAAAAAAGCATACCTGATGTTAATTGCAATATTGCATCTCCCCATTTGTCATTCAAAAGCTCTCCATTTTCTCCATATAAATCTGGATTTTCAGATATTTCTTTTATTACTCCATGTAAATCAGCATTTATACCAAAAATCATAGCTACTGGTTCAAATCTAAAAAACTCATAAGTTTTTCCGTCTGCTCCAACAAAAGAATAAGGAACATTATCTTGTAGCCATTGACTTCTTTCTCTCCTGTCAGTAGGACCACCGCCAATTATTTTTCCTTGCGAAGCTAATTCATAAGCCAGATAACCTAATCCTAAACCTAAAGCTGATTTAGCTATAAATTCGTCCCTTCTAACGCCACCGGCAAGAAAATCCTGCCTTAATCTTCTGCTAAAAGCATTAAATAAAGGCACTCTTTCTCCATAATATTTAACAATATTTACAGGAGTTCTTACAAATGGCACTATAAATTTTGCTAATTGCATATTTCCATTTAACATTTTTTGAAATGCTCTACCAGAAGCTCCTAAATCTTGAGTAAAAGTTTGATAACGACCTTGCTCTCTGGCAATTTCTTCAAAATTATCTCCTAAAACTTTTCCAGTTGGATTGTTTCTATGTTGTAAAACTAAACTATTTACTTCTGTCATAAAGTCTTTAGGATTTTTTAATCCTTTTTTTGCGGCTATATCAAAAGCTCTGCCGTAAATTTCTTGGTTATAAGACAATTGTTTAAAAAATGTATCTCCTGCTAATAAAGTTCTGCCTGGTAATCTAATTGTATCTCCAATTAAATCAAAACCACCGACTAGCGGTACTTGCTCTGGAATTTTTAAAGGAGTAACAATAGCTTTTTGTCTAGCTAATTCTAATTTTGTATTTGGATCTTTTACCGACTCCGGATCGTAAAATGCTTTTCCAAATGATTTAATAGCATCTCTTAATCCATAAATAGTAGCAAACGCCCTTCCGTTAGACTCTGAAAAAGACAATCTAGGTTTTTTTGAGCCAAATGCTCTACCTACTAATCCTGATACAGATGCAAGATAACTTTCTAAAGGTCTAAAACCTGCCACTATGGCATTACTACCTAAATTTACTGCTTGTGTTGGAATACCAGAAAGCAAAGTGTTAATCCAAAATTCTTGAGTCATGTCTAAAAGACCTGGCGGTCTTACTGAGCTTTGTGCATTAAGAGCTACAGCATTTGGATCTAACTCTGCGGCGTTCATAACCCTTGCTAAAATGTCATCTTTTTCATTTTTTCTAGCATCTACAATATCATCTACAAATTTTCTTGCTTGGACTGCGGTAAGATTTTCAACAGCATATTTGAAAGAATTTAATAATTGTCCTGCGTATGCGGTTTCTCCAACAATTCTTTCTCCTACAGCTCCTAAATCCATTTCTAGTAATTGAAAATTGTAAAGCTCTTGATTGCTTGGCGTAGTTCCTAATTCTACTTTTGCTTTTAATGTTCTAGATAATTCGCTAGTTTGTTTTGCTAAATATTGCAACATCATTCTAGCCGCCATAATTTCTTGCGGAGAAAATTTATAATTTCCAGGAGCATTAACAAATTTATCAATAGTTAATCCAGAAGCTAAAGCGTCTTCTCTTAAAATGCTTCCGTCAGAACCAAACTTCATTTTGTTTCTAGCTCCAACCCAATTATTGTTTCTTATGGCTTGACTTGCTAAAGCATCTACATCTTCTGTTCTTAAATCATATTTAGTTAAATTTATATTAGCTATTTTATCTGGATCTATAGGTCCTTCTGGTATAGGGCCTTCGTCTGATCTAGGTGGTGGTGGAGTTCCAGGCGGAGCATCAGCTCCTTCTCCTAATGGCAATCCCTGATCTCCTCTTAAATTAGGCGGTGTATAGTTTTCAAAAATTTCTTGGTCTAAATCAAGTCTATCATTTAAGTTTTTTTGAGTATTAAGAAGAATTGCGTCTATTTGGTCGTCTAATAATTCATCTGGATCAAAACCTTCTCCTTCTAAAAAGCGTCTTTCTTCATCTATAGATTGTCTTAATTGCTCGTATTCTCGTAGCTTAATAGAGTCTTCTGGTCTATAAGCATCTTCTTCTATTAATCTTTTTATTACATTTTCTGCTGAATTGCTATCATCTCCTTTAAGCAATACTTGTTGTGAGTTATCAAAACTAAGTTCAAATCCTTGTCGTTCAAATCCTTCTGCAAGGTCGTCCCACCATTGAGAATCCATAACTTCATCTTTTTCTTTTTTTTCTCTTACAATTTTTTGAGTTTCTGACTCGTAATCAGGTTTGCTTTTTTTGTAATAAGCTCTATTAGGTCTTCCTCTGCTATCATTAAGTCCTAAAGAGTCCCCTATTTCACTTACTTTTAATTGTGCATAAGTAAAAGGTCTTAGCTGTCTTAAAACTCCTTTAGCAGTAGGTAAAACTTCTGGCATATCTGGTTCTTGAAGTCTATTGTTTAAAGGATCTTCTGGTGTTTTTCCTGCTTTATATTTTTTCCAATCTTTGTCAGCTTTAACTTTAATTTTAGAAATTTCTTCTGCTAAAAATCTGTTTGCTAATCCTCTTTCTTCATTTCCTTCTCCAAAAAGTCGATTGTATCTTTCAAAAAGATTTTTAAATTTTTTGCCATAACCATAAGACTCTGATCTTACTCTGCGTTTTATAAATTTATTAAAAGCAACATCATCATCATTAAATTCTGCTTTTTTTAGATAATTTCCTAATTTTGAATTATTTTCTCCTAAATCTATATTTAAAGATCCGTCTTCTCTATAAATAGGTATATCTAATTTTTGATCTTTTATAACTTCATCTACTGTAGTTTCTATAGGTTTTTCTGGTCTTGCAGGACCTACAAAATCTTCTCCTTCTGGAAGTTTATTTTTTTCTATTCCTTCTGCTATTCTTTGCTCTCTTGCGATTGCTTTATTTCTAGAATATGTAGTTATGGCACTACTAATATATTCAAAAGGAATACCTAATCCAAACCCTTCTATAGACATTTTTAATCTTGCTTCTGCTTCGCTGTCATTAGGATCTGATTGTAAATATTCAGTTATAGGATTTTCTAACATAGGATATTCTTGTACTAAATTAGACAATCTAGGTTCGTAAGGACTAAAAGCTAAATTTTCTGTAACTGCTCCTAAAGTTCCATATCTAGCAACATTAGATCCAAACCTGTCTAAAGTATTTTTTCCAAATCCAGGTGTTAAAAATCTATTTGCAACATTAGAAGCTACTGTAGTTCCTGGACCGGCAACAGTTTTAAAAGGAGCTGTTACTGTGTTTAATCTAGAAAAAGGTACTGCAAATTGAGTTACATCTCTAATAAAAGGACCGCCAAAATATGTAGGTTCTTCTACTTCTGGCAAAGTTGCTCTTGGCACACCAGAGTCTTTTCCTGTGTAACCAAATCTTAAGCCGCTTTCTACTTCTTCTGTATTTGGATTATCTCCATAAATAATTCCATAATCTAAAGCATCAGGTGTTATAAATTTTCCAAAATCTAAAGTTGCTTGAGTTAAATCCCTTCCTGCTCCTACTGCTGTTCTAAAAACATTAGAACCAAAACCAACGCTTTCTTCTGCCGTTTCTGGCACATCTTCTAAATTAGTTTCGGAATTTACTTGTTGATTGTTTGTATTAAGAAAATTAGTAAAATCTTTTCCGGCTTTAAAATCATCTAATAAAGACATTACTAATCATAAGGAGTTTGCAAAGGACCAAAGAAAGGATCTAAATTTTTTCTTAATTGCAAAGATGTATTTTCTCCGTCAGTTAAAAGGTCTTTTTTATCTACAATAATTCCATTTACTGTATCTTTAATTCCTTGAACATTGTTTGCATAATCTTCGTAACTAACTCCCTTAATTAATTCTATTATTTCTTCTGGTTTTGTGTCTGCTACGTATTTATTAGAGTTGTTTATTAATTTTGTTAATTCTGCATTACTTGTTAATTGAATTTCTCTAAATTTATTTACACTCATTTGCCCATTTTGCACATAGTTAAATAATACTTCCGCAGGATTTTCTTTTAACTTATCTTCTCCATACTTTAATAATAAACCTGGATTATTCAAATACAGGTCTTTGTTTCTAATAGTTGTATCAGTTTTTATAATATCTTTAGCATAGTCTATAATCTGATTTTCTTGAGTTTTTTTATCTTCTCTTCCTTGAATAATTGATTGTGTATTTTTTTGATTTAAAAGAGTTGATTGAATTTGTAGTTGTTGTAAAACTTTTTTCATGTCCATTTCATTTGGATCTTTGCCTTGTAAAGCTAAACCAAACTTTCTTAATTTATCAAATCGCTCCTTTCTTTTAGCAAGTTTATTTTCTCTTGCATCAACATCTCCTATAGTTTTTTTAAGATTGTCTGCTACAGCTTCTTTATTTAAATTTTGAAACATTACTGGAGCTGAGTTTGCATTTACATTATTAAGTAATGTACTACCACTAGGTCTAGCAAAAGTATCAGGCGACAACAAAGGATTTATAAACCGATCAGGAGTATTTGTCATAGCCATATCTAGTTTTGTTGCTACTTGTCTTCTTTGATTTTGTGGATCATACATACTTCCTTCTTGTGGCGGTATAAAAGTAGCATTAGTTTGCGAACTAGGATTTGCAAAAGTGTTGCCAAATAAAAAAGTATTTCTCATTTTTGCAGCATCATCTCCTTGTTGAATGTTATTTCTGTGATTTCGAAAAGCTGTCAAAGCGTCTGGAGTAATTCCCATATTGGCAAGAGTAAGCATATCTTTAAATTTAGGATCTATCATTAGGTACCGCCACCGCCGCCGCTTCCACCTAAACCGCCTATTCCTGTTAATAAAGCTCCAATATCTGATAGATCTAATCCTTTAGAGCTACTTGTTCTAGTTCTGCCAATTACACTTGGACTAATTTGACCAGAAGCCGCTTGTAAAATTCCTAATCTTTCTAGCGGTATATTTCTTTCTTCGTCAAATCTAGCTATATCTGCATCTATTAGTTGTTGGTCCAATCCCCTTCTTCTTGTTCCAAAATCATCTGATAAGTTAAGCAAGTTGTATTGATCTGCTAGTAAATTATTTAATAAACCAGATTGTCTATCTAAATTTTGAGCATAAAGATCAGCTCCAATTCTTCTGGATTGATCTATTCTATTTGTATCTGCTTCTAATCTACCCATAGCTTTATCAAAAGAGGATTCTCTTAATCCCGCTACTGTTTTAAGCATTTCTTCGTCTAAGGCCCTAGTGCCTTCTTGTTCAAAAATAGCAGATCTATTTCCGCCAAAAGCTCCGCTATTGATTGCATCATCTTGAATTTTTTGAACACGCATATCTCTTATTCTGTCAAAATCATTAACAACAGTATCTATAAGCGGATTAGTAAATCTGTTTTCGTAAGCAGTCATGTTTCCGTCCAACAAAGAAGCCGGATTGTAAGAAGGAGCATCTAAACCAATCATTTCCATTAAATTAGTTCTTGGATCATAAGCCATAGAAGTACCAAAAAGTCTTCTAGCTTCTGCTTCTGCTTCTATTTCTGCCGGAGTTAATCCTGCTACTCTATTTCCAGAAAATACAGGCATATCAGCTCCTGCGGCTATTTGGCCAATGTCAGAAGCATCTTTATATAAATCTTCTAAATAAGAAGGGACATTTGCGGTATCTGTTTCTTTGCTTTTGCTAAAACTCATAATGTTTTTGTTAAAATAAAATCTCTTTTAAAACCTAAATGTTTTATTTTTCTATGCCAACCTGGTCTGCCACCGCCCATAAGTTTTGAACAACCTATAGCTCTAGCAAAAACCTCTATCTGTTCTATTATACCTTCTATTTCGTCATATTTACCACCTGCAAAAAGCAAGTTATATACTCTTTCTTGCGGTAAATTTACTAATTCAGTAATCATGGCAGAGTTTTTTCCAGGCCATAAATGAAAAAATCCATGTCTTATCTTATCTTCTATATCGTCTATAGTATAAGATTGTTGATATTTTACAGCAGGTTCTATAATTGGTTTACAATGATCCCAATAAACTTCCCATTCTTCTTTTTTAATCTCCTTTTCCATACTCCACTAAACTAACAAAAACATTAATATTTGCATGGCTAACTTGTATTTTTAATGATTGTGCTGATTTTAAAACAAGATCTCTACTTAACAATTCAACAGTACCATTTGCCGATATATTTTTTTGTTTAAATAAAAAATGATTAGCAGATCCGGTAGTTACCACAAGATCTACAGTAGTTGCTTGGCCATTATCATCTCCTACTAAAATAGACTCTATAACAGAAAAATCAAATTCAGTAGTACCTGGAGCTGTATATATTGTTTCAAATGTTCCTGTGTTAGAAACATCTAATTTTGCATTTGTTACATTTTGTATGTATTGATTTTTACTAGCAGGTTGTATCATCTTCGACCTCTAGCTTTTACATCTAGTCTAATTTTTCCTACTTGAAAATCTTGAGTTACATCTCCTTCTATTTTCATTTGGACTTGTCTAGCTGAAAATCTAGCATCTGTATAACCACTAGCATTAAAGTTAAAACTACCAAAATCAGTTTCAGCTCCTAATGGATTGAAACGACCTGTAAAACTTAATGTTATTGCCGGTAAATTTGTAGTTTCTTCATCTGATAATATTTGATTTATTTGAGCTACTTTATCCCCAGATGCTATTTCTAAAGGACCTGTCTTGCAAAAAGGTTTTCTTGAACCTAATCCTGGAGAGTTAAGTAATGGTCTTTTATCATGTTCGTAAATAAATCCATTACTATCTGTAGCCAAAGGATTTTTAAATACACCTTGATCTATCCAAGATCCTCTATCTAGCTCTCCTATACTCCAAACATTATCTAAATAATTCCAAATAATATATCTATTTGGAGATAATTGAGTTACTTCGCCAACAGGAAAAAACCACCAGATCTCGCTAAAATCTATATTGTGAGCTCCAAAAGTAGCTTGTTGGGTATTAGTTTGTATATTGTCAAAAATAAAATCATGAACATCTGATTTTAACTCTCTAAGTTGGCCATTGTATGTAAAAAATGAATTTTCACTTATCCAAGATAAAAAACCACCAGAAGAAATTATTGATCTAGGACTTATTGCTTTACAGTTAATACCTGCATCTTCAATACCATAAACAAAAGGACTTCCAACATAATAAAGTTTATTTATGCCTATATCTGTAAAAATAATTATGTCCTTACCAAATCTGTAAGCAAAATTTGCTTTACCACCAGAAGCTAGTTGTAAATTACCTGCTGTATTTCTAGCAGAAGCGGTCCAAGTAGTATTATCTTCTCTATCTGACCAAGCTATTCTTCTAGGATCTCCTAAAGATCCCAAAGCTATTAAATGTCTTTCGTTACTTACTACAAGGCCCTGACAACCTGTAGGAGAGTTAGGTATTTGTGTTGCTATAGTATCTGGAACACCGGTATTAGAATTAGGTCGCCATTGATATAACTTTCCGTCTGACGGAAAACAAAAAACTAAATGTTCTCCATAATTATCAAAAGAAAAACTTTTAGTATCAAATTGTATTTGTGATTGACTTCTTGCATCTCCCCAATCTTCTACTCCATAATGATAAGCTCCATAACCAACAGAAGTAATTACATCATCAGCTACAAAACCTGCCGGAGTTATGTCGTACCAAGTATCTTCATAAAAAACATTAACACCTGCCCTAGTTCCTACGGCTAAAATTTCTTCTCCATTGTTTGCATTATAAGAATACATACCTATTGGCACACTAGGAATTATTATTCTAAAAGCCGAAGAAGTTGCAGAAGAAGTAGCAGATGTAGAAGTTGTAAAAGTAAAAGTTGTAGTGCTTGGAACAGAAGCTATAGAAAAAGTTTGAGCATTAAGTTCTGTTCCAGGTATTCCTCCGGTAGCTGTATAGTTTTCTATAACAAAAGAAGTTCCTACTGCTAATCCATGTGCGACAGAAGTTGTCGCTGTTATAGTATTGCTTCCGCTAGTAGTAGTTATAGTTGTAGAAAAAAAAGTTCCTAAAGGATTATTTCTAAATTTGGTCCAACCGCCAAGCGGTTTTAAATAGCCATTTTCAAAGCGGACAAGATCTCCGTCCACAAATCTATTTTTATTTGCGTAATCAGTTCCGTTTTTAACTATTCCGGCGGGTGGAGTTACTTCTACTAAAGCCATAAATTAACATTAAGATATTCTTTTCCACATTTTTACAACAATAGAAGGTTGTCTAGCGTCTAAAGTCATAGCTTGTTGTGATTGCAATGTTCCAGAGCTATTAAATACTGATGCTGATGTTGCAGGTGGACTATCAGAAGATCCAGAAATTCCGTCTGTATCACACCACCTATTTATGCTGTTTGTTTGGCCAACATATCCATAAGCTAAATTATAATTTTGACAGTCAGAGTTTGGTACTCCGTGTTTGTGTGGCGGTAAATTATTAACATTAATAGTTTTGCTATAAGTTTCTTGGCCTGTGGTAGATCCTAATACTCCGTATGTGCCTGATGTATTATGACCTACTAAAACTCTACCTTGCCCAAATGCTTCCCAAGTTCCTATGCCTAAATAAGTTGCAGGATTGTTAGAGTTAGTTGCATTTATATAAATAGATCCTACCGGATAAATTAAATCAAAAATATTTGTTCCGCTTTTTTGTATAGTTCCTAGCGTATTAAGATTTCCGGTAATTCCAACGCTACTAAAATTTCCTGTAGAAGCAGAATTAGCTCCAACAGGTGTTCCGTCTATAGCTCCGCCATTTATATCTACAGTAGGCAAAGTGGCAGTTCCAGAAACAGTAAGACTGTTTAGAGTAGCTAAACCATTAGTTCCTAAAGTAGTAAAAGATCCTGGAGCCGGTGTACTAGCTCCAATAGTAGTGTTATCAATAGTTCCGCCTTCACAATCAATAGTTCCGTCAATATCCAAAGTTCCGGCTACTTTTAAAGTTTTTCCTGTGCCTACATTCAAACCTACAGAAGTTCCTGCTCCTGCTGAGTTAAAAATAGCATCTACAGCGTCTAAATTTGCATTGATCTTGCCACCCCAAGTATTCGTACTTGCTCCTACTTCTGGCTTGGTTAAATTTAATATATTGGTAAATGTGTCTGCCATAGGTTAAATTATATCTTAGTTATGGAATTTTTTTTTAAATTCTTTTCTTAACAGTATTTCTTGTTCTAGTTTTTTATAGAATTTTTCGTCAATTTTTTTTGTATCTAGTTTTATAGCCATTCGCTTTCTTCTGTAGGATAACGAACATATCCTTTGACCTGTTTTATTTCTAAAGTATTTTTGTCATACACCAAACCATAAATCCAAACAAAATCATCTTCTCTGCTTTCTGGCATAGGAAACTGTAAATTTTGTTCTTTGCAAAATTCTTTCATAATTTCTTTTGTAGTTACAAAAAAAACATCATATTCATCTGCTTCTGTTCCGTCTTCATTAAATATTTTTGCAAAAAAATGACTTTTAGAAGCGTAATAAGGAACAGGCGGTCTAGGAATAAAAGTATCTGGGTGTTCTTGATAATTACTTGTATATTCGTCGTCTTGAATAACCACTTTTAATTGTTTTTTTCCAGATACAGTATTGTATTTTATGGCGTGCCAACCATTATATGTGTAGCCAACATCAGGAACATTAAACGCATTTAATGTTTCTTCTGGCATTTCTATAAAAACATTGTACCAACTATAAGTTTTTTCATTCGTATAAGGCGGTCTTAGGGGAGCGTCTTCGTGAGCTGTGTAGGTCCCAATAATATTAAATCTATTTTGTTTCCAATCTTGATCTTTTCCAAAAACTTTTTCTACTTCTTCTATAAGCGGTTTAGCTTGATGTAAGCCAATGTTGTAATCCGTTCTAACTAATTTTTTATTTACATAAACTTCATCATAAGTATTAGGATTTTTAGGAACGGCCATATTTTTCTTAATATTATAATCATCTAATTCTGGATCAGGCGGAACCAAAGTAGAGTTATTTAAGAAGTTTTTATAAACTTCTACTTCCCAATTTTTTTGATAATAAATAACTGCATCTGTGTCTATATAACATTTATCATTTTCTTTAGTTAAAGCCAAAGCACTATCTGTTTTATTCCATTCAAATCTTACATCTTCTTTGCTTACCGGATCAGTAACCCACATAGATAATCTTTGAAAAGGTTTATTATCTTCATCAACATCATTATTAATTGCTACATCTACAGAATAATCTTTTCTAGTTTGTCCTTGAACCTTAACAAATTGTTCTAGTTCTATCTTACTCATTACTGTCCTATAAAAGTTATAGTAGTGCTTGAGCTAGGAGCAGACATAGGAGATATTGCTCCTGTTGTATTGTTAGGTACAGTTTGCGTTCCTAAGCTCCAATTCCATTGTTCAAAAAGAGATATCTCGGAATAAGTCGCATCACTTCTGTTGTAAGTAGAGCTATTAACTTTGACTTTTAAAAAAGCGGCGTTTGTATTTGCACATCCGTCAGCACATTGTAAAATCATTATAGTTGAAGCAGGTTGAGCTACAGACGAGCTTCCATTAACAGCAAAAGCATATATAGTTTTGTTGTTTAAATAGTCTGCATCTTGATAGTCATTCATAGAGCCATAAGTCTGAGTAGCTCCGGGTCTTGTACCATTTACACTATTATATCCCCTATATCTTTCTGTATTAGCGGCTACATAATCACTTCCTGCTGTGCTTACAGTAGTTTGTCCTGTGGACATAGTTATAATCCATTTGGCTTTTTTGCCATACCAAGCATTTAATCCTCTTGCAGTATTAGCAGAAAAATCCCCTATATCTCGTATGTCTGCATCATTCATTGTACAAGTCGCTCCAGAAGATCCCCCTGCTTCAACATGAAGCTGATTTAAACTTATTGTTCCAGATCCTGGTAAAGCCATTATTTACCTTCTAATTCTTTTACTCTAGCTGATAGCTCTTTAACTGCTTCTATTAAAACCGAAGTAATTTTTCCATAATCTACAGACTTAGTACCCATTTCATCATCTGCTGTATTAACAATCTGCGGCAAAATTTCTTCTACTTCTTGTGCTATAACTCCAATATTTTCTTTATTTTTTTCTGTGTCTTTTCTTTTGTATGTAACCCCTCTAAGTTTTTCAACAATCTCTAAACCGCCTTCTATAGTTTTAATATCATCTTTAAGTCTTACATCTGAAAAAGCTGTAACATTTCCACTAGCAGTAATGCCACTAGACGCTATGGTAAAAGCTATAGTTTGACTACCGCCTGAGCTTGTTTTAAAAGTAAAATTTGTATTACTCGCCGCTGTAGCAGAAAAAGCCGGACTTGTACCGCTTACACCACCGCTTACAAGCAAATGTAAAGGGCCACTATTATCATAAAATTCAATTTGATTGCCTTCTAGTCTTACAGCAGAATGTCCTTTTAATCTTAAATACTTACCAGCGTTATTTCCAGGATCGTTAATAGCTATCGTTGCTACTTGTGTGCTGTTGGTACTATTGTCAAACTCAATTTCATTACTTTTAAATATAGCTTTTCCTGCTTCAGACATATCAAGAGTAAGAGCAGTAATAGTCGCAGATCCGTCCACACCTTTAAATATAATATCTTTATCTGATGTTATTTGGCTAAATATTACATCTGAATTAGAGTCTTGTATTAATCTTGCATAAGTAGATCCCGCATCTTGAAAATTTATAGTGCCGTCGCTACCTGCATTAAGCATTAATTCATTTGCCGCTTTTAACTCTAAATGACTGCTTAATTTTTCTAAAGTGCCAACACTTCCAGATCCGCCTGTATAGGTCAAATCTGTTTCAGCTTCTAAAGTATCTGCCGTTGAGCTTCCGGTAATTATTCTGTTATCAGCATTATTATTAACAGTAGTTCCACCACCGCCGATAGCTCCCCAAGCATTGTTTTGATAACCTTCAAATTCATTTGTCGTGGTGTTGTATCTAAACATTCCATTAACAGGAGATCCGTTTCTTTGAGCTGTAGTTCCGGCAGAAACTTTAATTGAGTCGGTCCCATTTAAAACCATATCTCCTGAGATCGTTACTCCATTTGCAGTAGTTTCTAATTTTTTAACATTATCGTAATATAAATCTACTGCTCCATTGTCGGCCATACAGATAAAATTTTCATCATGCGTTCCGTTTTGCAAACAAAAAGTATCTGCCGCAATATACAAACCACCTGTTCCGGTATGTGTAAATTTAGTGTTGTTTCCGTCATGCCTTATATTGGCATCATCATTTGTTCCAAAATTAATTTGTTTACTATCATCAAAATTAGCAGAATTAAATCTCATATTTACTTCTGTTCCGCCAGAAGCAAATATTGCGTCTATATCGTCTAAGTTAGAGTTTAGCGAAATTCCCCAAGTATTTTCCGCCGCTCCTGGTTCTGGTTTTATTAAATTTAAGTTGGTAGTCTGTGTATCTGCCATATCAATCCTGCTCGGTCCATGTTTCAGAAGAAATATTTACCGGAGTCCAAGACTCAGTAGGTATTACTTGTTCAGTCCATGTTTCAGTTGTTAAAGTTTCTGGTTCCCATTTTAACCTACCGGTAGCTGTAAAACTACTGACAGCGTTAATAATACAAGCTCCTGTTTTTACAATACTTCCAACAGCAATTGCAGACGAAACAGCAGTTATAATGCTACTTCCTAAATAAATACAAGTTGGGTGTGCATGAACAGAAGCAACAGCTTCTATACTAACAGTTGATGTTCTAAATCTTTGTCCGGCAGAAATAAATTGAGAGTTTGCTTCAACAAGAGCAGATCCTAAAAAGATTTTTGTACCTATAACACTAGCATCAGAAACAGCACTAATAACACTAGCGGCAGAAATTACTATAGATCCTTGAACTTGTGCAGAGCTAACAGCAGTAATAGTAGCTCTAGCTTGAAAAGCTAAGTCATTCCATTTTGATCTGCTGTAATAACCTTCGTTATAGCCGATTGTGGCCATGATGTTATGCTAGTCTGATGTCAAGATCTCCGGCGTTTATACGGAATACATCTCCTGTATCAATAGCTTTATTAGTCGTTAAAGTTGAGTAAGCTAATAAATTTCCACCACTTGATGCGTCAAAAACTCCTACAGCTAATACTGTTCCATAACTAGCTGTGGCAGTTGGATATTCTACAGAAGCAACATTACTAGCTTCGGTAGGATTTGTACCAGATACATTAAAAGTAGCTGTTTGCCTAGCATAAGCTCCACCAGAAACTTCTGTGCCGCCACCTGTATCAGAAGGAGCAACAGTAAATAAAGCTACATGCAAAGTAGAAGGAGCTGTAAAAGCGTTACCGCCGAATACATGCTCTAAAACTTTGTCTTCTAAATAATCACTAAATGCCATAATAATACCTTCTAGTTTTTAAAATAATATGTTTGTTTTTTTGCTTTACCATATTTTTTTCTTCTTGGGATAAGCGAACCTACTCCAAAAGAAGCTCTTTCTTGTTGCAATCTTACTTCTTCTAATGCTTTGTCAAAAAGAGTTTGGAACATTCCTATTCTTTCATCTTCCATTAAAAAAACAGAAGCGTGTTTGCAACAACCATATATATAAACATCTGGAAACTTATCACTAACAACATTTGTTGTGTTAGTTGAGCTTAGTGCCGGTATGTTTGCATAATATGTTAATTGTAACTCATAATTTGTGTCTGGTGTGGGACAAAGTTCTATAGCGTTATCGGTAATTGCAAAATATTCTGGCCTTCCAGATACATTATCTATAGAAGTTCTTTTTAAATCTAAAGATTCTGTAGATTGTTGTAATAAAGTAGTGTGATCGGAAGTGTTTAATTCAACATTTATAACCCTAGACCAATCACTAGGTAATTGTGTGTACTGTGTTTCTGCGACAGCGTTAGCTCTTTTTATAAGATCCTGGTGTTTAATAACTTTGTTTATATCAGACTCAGTAAGATCTATGAACATATCCATTTGAGAAGTCAAATCAGTTCTGTTTAAGTATTCTGCTACTTTTGTTTTTATTTCGTCATAAGTCATATCTTACCTTTCCATGTCCTAAAACATTCGTTGTCTTTGTTGTTGAGCCATTCTTTCCATTTAGCTTGGTCATTGGCCCACCCCTCTAGTATAGCTTTTTCCCAGATAACTTTGGGGATTTCTGCAACATGACGAAAATCTTTTTGTGCTTTTTGTTCTGATAAATATTTTGCATGGTTAATAACTTTTTTAACATCTTGAACAGAATGAATTATTGATTTGTTATCTTCTGTTACAAAAGAAGATGAATAACCTGTTTCGTGATTTATAAGAGTTGTCTTAGCCATTTTTAAATAAGGGGGAGCATAAGCTCCCCCAATATTTGTTGCCTACAAATTATTAAGCAGTTAAGTCGGCTACAATTCCGTGTGCCGCTTCGTTGCTCATTTCTAAGCCGTACTCAGCTAAGATCATTTTTGTATCAGCATCTCCGATTTTAGCAATATCCATTGTTTGGAAATTTCTTAAATAAGAAACTTTAGCAAACTCAGGATCTACTAATAACAAAGATCTATCTCTACTTCTGTTTGAAGGTACGATTTGTAACTCTCCAAAATCGGAAGCATAGACTGAAATACTAGCACTTACTGTATCAGCAGATACATTTTGTCTAGTATTGCTTCGGCCTGTAAAACCAGAGATAACTCCTTTATTTACCGGACCGGCTATAGCCATTTTAGGTTCAGCTCCGTTAGTGAACATAGACTGCAAAACAGTTTTTAAAAGTGCTTCGGTTAATGCCCTTCTGTTTCCAGTAGCCGCATCAGTAGCCGCCGCAGAAGCAGATCCGTCAGCTCCGCCTGTACCTCTACTTTTGTTAGTAGTGATCCACGCTTCAAAAGAACGAGTCTGTCTAGCTGTAGTAGCATTACCTGCATTTTTAGCTGTGTTTTGACATAGAGCTACTTCCATATCTCTTTTTAATGCTTTAGACATTAAGGCCATTTGATGTGCCAATTCCTGCTTTTTACCGGCAGGATCAGAAGCATCTTGTGAACCAGATACAGTTGCATCTCTTGATGAAATTTGAGCCACATTGGACTCCCTAGTAGTCGCTGTACTTGTAGCACGAGAAAGTTCAAAACCTTCTAATTGACCTGTTCCGCTAGGAGTAGGTAAATTTTCAGTTTGCCAATCGAATACAACATTAGTAATATTTTTTGATCCGATAGCACTCATAAATGGAGTAGCAGTTGGATCTATATTGTAAATTACATTCGAAAGGTCTTCTCGGTTAGAAGTAGCGTCATATGATGTAAAAGAATTTGTAACTTTTGCCATTTTATTTAACCTCTAAATTAGATTATTTTTTCAAAATAATTGGCCGCATCAGACACTCTGCCTGTTTTAGCCACCCTTTGTTGAGCTTTCTTGACAGAAGATGTTGGTTTAACCCTATTAGAAGTTCCTGGTTTAGCTAATTTTGTTCTGGCCTTCGCTTGTGTTGGTTTTTTCTTTAATGCTGTTTTTTGCTTGTTATATAAACTCGCATCTCTCAGCAAAAGAATAAAGCGATAGTCAGTTACAGAATTAACTTCTTCTTTAGTAAAACCTAGACTTTCAGCAGTTTTGGTTATATCTGAAATTTCTTCCATTTTAACCTTTTCATCTTTCCACTCCGGAAGAAGATCCGATAATTTCTGTTGGCTTTGTGATAATTGTTTGTTGAGCTTTTCTTGCCTTTCAGCTCGTTCTTGCTCCGCAATACGATTATATTCAGCGTCTACAGACTTTATCTTATTAAGATGTTCGTCCCATTCTTGTTTTTTGGTCAGATACTCTACTTGGTCCAGTTCCTTTAAAGACTCCCAATTTGGTTCTTCTACAAAACCATTTTGTAACATGGTTTTGATTTTAGGTAACAATTCTCTGTACTCTGCTCTTTCACGATTTATGTCAGACAAGTTATTATTAATTTCAGATTGCTTAACATCTAAGTCTTTCCTTAATTCAGATAACTCCTGAGTTTTTCGTGTGTAATCACTATTCCGACTGTAACCATTGATTAATTCTTCTTGGGTTACTTCTATTTCTTCGCCGCCAACTTTGACGACATAGGTTTGAAGTTCCTCAGTTTCATCAACTTCTACTTGATCTTCTTGTAATTCTTGTTCTTCTTCTTCTTCGGCTTCTTCTTCTATTTCAGCTTCGGTTTCGTCTTCTTGGATTTCTTCCTGTGCTTCTATTTCAGTTTCAGCTTCCGTTTCATCAGAAACTTCTTCAACATCAGTATTTTCTTCGATTGCTTCTTGCTCCTCTGGGGGAGTAAGCATTTCTTCAAATGCCTGTGTTGCTTTGCTTATATCAGTTTCAAAACCATTCGGCTTGGCGTTGTTGGTCATATTTTCCACCTTATATAAAATATATGTGCTTATTTTATCTTAAAAATAAACATTTTTGTTAAAATGTTTATTTAAAAGATCTAATTCTATTAAATTGTGTTTTTGCAATTTTTCCTTTTTCTACAATAATTCTTAGGTGTCTTTCAACTTCTGGAATAATTTTTATCGCTTGATAAATTGCTTCTCTCAAATCTTGATCTTTTTCAACATTTGAATTTATCCATTTTGCAATATATTCAGCAGTTAAGTTTTTAACCGCATCTTTGAATACATCACTATTTAATAATGCTTCTGCTTGTGTAGAAGCATCTATCTCCTGTTGTGTTGCCATATATTATCCTATTGCTTGGTAAATAATTTCTTGAAATAAAAATCCAGTAATTCCTAAAAAAATTGTAATTATAAACAATAATGAATTTCTAATAGTTCTATTTACCGAAGCAATACCTTTTTCTATAGAATCCAATCTTCGATAATTTTCTTTCCAACGCTGATCGCACCTTGCTTCATGTGCACTTAATCTTTTATCTACTTCTGTAACTGTGGCTCTTGCCATTAATAACTCCAAATATGTGGTCTTGGTCTACTATTGTTTCCTTTATAAGTATCTAAATGTATAAATCTACTATTTCCTTTTTGATTAACGCCTATTCCATTAAAGCCAAAACTAGACGCTAATGTAACTATATTAAATGCTTTTTCGTGAGAACACAAAATATCTACAGCAAGACCTAAAGTATGTATGCCTGGAGTTTTTTTATTTATTTCTACAGGGTGTTCTAAACAACGATAAGCAGATGTAATAACAAAAGAAAAGCCACAACAAGTTCTTAAATCTTGTAATTTTTGTAAAAAATCATAATCCATTTCTTGTTTGCCACAATGAGAACAAGCAAACTCCTCTGGTTTAAAATTCAAGAAATCCCAATCCTTCATCATCTAAAGATTTTATGCTTTGCATATATTCGCCGACTATTCTTAAATCATTATTCATAGTCTTTGCTTTTATTTTTGCTTGTTTAAGTGTTTTGGCAGTAATAATAGGTCCTTCATGTGTTTCTATTTTTCCCTCGATAGTCTGTATGTCTATCTCAGTAACAAACATCATTTCGTATCTGTCCTCTTTAATTTGTCATAAGATCTAAGTCCAGACATTCCTAACAATGCCATTAAGATTGCGGATAATTGTGAGAAATCAAACTCTGGCATATCTATTTGTACTCCAGAAGTTTTGATAATGACTTCTATAATAGGAGATAAAATAAAATGATAACCAAGAGCAAAAGAACAAATCCACCCGACAGAAGGCCGCCAATTTCGTTGAAACGGAGATCCTTTAGCTTCTATTTTATTTACTTCTATTTGTGCAAGATTTGCTTGATGAAATAAAGTAGCTAGTTCGTGATCTAATTGTGCTTGTAAATCTTTATCTTTTACAAATTTACTTACTATGTTGCTAACCGGCTTTAGTAAAGTTTCAATCATTTTTTCCCTCTAATATTTTTTGTAATTTTATAGCTTT